ATTGGGGTTGGAAAAAACAGCTATAATAATTGCAGTTCTGATAACATTAGGTGTGATCTTTCAGGCTATAGAAATTGCAAGCATATTCACAATTACTCGAATATCAAGAGTATACTATAAAGCTAAAAAAACCAAAGCCCAAAACAAAAAACTTAATTAAAAATGTGTCTAATCAACAGTACTACTCACATATCCAATTAAACATCCTTTAATAACTTTATTGAATTGAATTTTTGGATAATGAAAATTCGGTGTTTTGAGTGATTTTCGCATATAAACATGAAAGACCTCAGTTCTAATACATTTTAAATTTTTTATGCTTAGGAATTACGCAATTGAAAACATGTTTCTTGTGAATTCAACTGCGTAACACTTAACAAAATTAATATAATTCAACTATACCAATTAAACCTTCCTCCTGATTAGAAGCAACACTCTATCCAAGCAACTGTAAAGCAATCCTCGGCTGCTGATTGGCCTGAGCCAACATTGCTGATCCTGCTTGCTGCATGATAGCATTCTTAGTCAATTTAGCAGTCTCAGTTGCTATATCTGCATCCATAATACGTGATCGTGCAGAATATGTGTTCTCCACAACATTACTCAAATTGGCTATGACCGACTCAAAACGGTTTTGGTAGGCACCAAGTTCAGAACGGATTACCGAGACAGAATCCAGGGCAGCATCAATTTTACTGATGGCAGAACCAATCTTGTCCGCAGAACCAGCACCAGCACCAATACTTATTTTAATTCCTGTAGTTGAAGTAAGACCAAGGGCGGAAACACGGGCATCACCAATAGATACATCAATCATCTGACCTACTTCAGCACCAACCTGCATCTTCTTACCTACGAAACCACCACTCAACAGACTTTGACCATTAAACTCAGTTGTATCAGCAATTCGCTCGATCTCATCCATCAACTGGGCAACTTCTCTTTGTATATCATCACGATCACTTCCGGTCATGGTTGCATTATTGGATTGAATGGCCAACTCACGCATACGTTGCAGGGCATTTGTGGTTTCATTCAAAGCACCCTCTGCTACCTGCGTCAATGATATAGCATCATTGGTATTACGCATAGCCATGTTCATGCCTCTAATCTGTGAGGTCATTCTTGTGGATATTGATAGTCCCGCTGTATCATCACTTGCGCTATTGATACGCAAACCGGATGAAAGTCGTTCAAAAGTCTTGCTCATATTGGACGTAGATTTTGTCAGATTCCGGGTTGCGTTTAATGAAGCGACATTAGTATTAATTGAAAGAGCCATTGGTTCATTCTCCGATTTATGCGAAAATCCATATTCCGCTTTAATATAAAGTACCATTCCCTGGTTTGGAGGTGAGCTGTTCTTTAATTCTGGCCTGCCCAGGCCACTAAAACTTTCATTAATTTTCCCTAATTTTAAAGGTTTACGCCATTCAAAGGGATATACCCCTGTGTTCATAACGATTCAAACAGGTTCTTAAAAAACATTATAAAATATGGAGTTGCACCCACATTTACCGTTCGCCAAACCCTGTATTGCTTATCGACATGACTATCAAATTCTTTACCATTTTTTGTACGTGAGTATGGCGAAACACAAGCCTACAAATATTATTCAAACTTTATAGAGCGTTTTGAGGAAATAGCCGAACATCCATACTTATGTTAAATTGTTAATGATATATGTAATAGGTGCAGGCGTGACTTGTACGGAATTGACAGTATTTAGCATTATATACCTATTTTATAGGAACCGGCCCCGTGCCTCCCCCCCTTTCCATCCAAACCAATATGGCACATGTCATAGCATCCACTTGATCATCATATAGATGACTATCATCTGCTGTGAATCCCGTACATTCATTCACCAAATGATCTACCCATCGGTATCCAGGCATTTTTGAATTGGGCAACTCCACTCTCCCAGCGGCCATTGGCACAGCACATTGATTCACACGAGCCGCCTTATCACCACTGGTTTTCTCCAAATTTGGCTCCCAAGGCCTGACGGGTGTACCATCTTTCCTAAGCGTTTGTATCAGACTTATTCCTGACGCTTTATCCTCAATCCAGAATTCAGATGCTCTCGTAATCCCCCTAGATACATTATGATGCTTGAACCAAAAAGCCTTTGCCTGTCTTAATAATTCTGGAAATTCCCATTTCCCTCTAACTTGATCGAGTAAAATTATACTACGAGTATTGTCCACACCCCAACACTGAAAAACCGACCAATCCGCCGTATCCTTTGCTTTAAATGCCGTATCACCAGTGATATATTTCAACGTCAGTCGCTTTTCCACGGTGTCCAAATCATTCCAATACCGAAACCATTTTTCCTGCATCAAACTAAACGATGCATCACTGGGAACTTGCATATATTGGGAATAATACAAATATGGATTGGTTTCCTTCATTTCCATCAATTCCTGGTAACTAATTCGTCCAGGCCATATCGTATTTTTTTCATTATCGTGGGCAGGAATTTGCAAAACTTCCCATTTGTCCCTTTCTGTTTGGAGAAGGTGGCCAGCTAAATCTTGAGGATGAAGGCGTTGCATAATTAATAAAGTGGGTGTTATGGGGGATTCTTTCCTGTTTTTCCTGGAATCAAGAGTTCCATGATACCACTCAATACATTTTTTCCTTTCAGCAGCGGAGTCCTTGTCTTGTGCTTTCAATGGATCATCAATAATTACACAACCACCAAATTCCTCTCTAAGTCTCCCTGCTCCCCACCCAGTAATTCCACCACCCACACCAACCGCTTTCACACTCCCCTTTTCTTTTGTATAAAAATGAGACTTTTGGCCACCTGCTTTTTCTCCAACCATCAACACCTCAGCACCCCAATCAGAACCAATCATACTCCTGTACCAATCACTTCCTAATGTAGCTCTAATTTTAACTGCACTATCAGTGGAAAGTTCGCTACCATATGAAGTAATTATAAATTCAGAATCAGGAAACCAACTCAAAGCCCAAGGGACAAATGCCTTAACCCCCAAATCAGTTTTAGCACACCGAGGAGGCATTAAAATCATTAAATTAGTTTTGTCTAAAGTCCCAAGCACCAACTTTGTCAAGTAGTCAGCAATTAATTCATGAAATGGGTGAACCTCGCACATTTCCCCCTGTTGGTTTCTTTGTATCTTCCAAAAATCAATTAATTTCATTTTTCACAATATTCATTTTTTCGTTCATATTAATTTTTCCCATAATTTCCATGCATTAGTCCAACAAGATACGTATACTGTTGTTAAATTACACGAAATACATTGCACCCTTATCAATCCCTGACAATACACAACACGGCCCTGATGTACGTGTTTCATATATCATTTTTTTTGGCGGTCAATAACAAAAGGGTATTCCTGGCTTGCTGTGCTTTCTCATCATTCACACTTATATTAATTTCTTGACCATCAATACCAGAAATTTCCTCTCTTCTAGTGTCATGCCAACCATAACGATTTTTTAAAACAAACATAGACCCCTGTGCAGATTTCCCCGAAAATAAGAATTCCTCCGCATAAGCCTCGCACTTCATTCTAGCATATGTAATCACTTCCTCAAATTTAGGCCCCCTTTTTTTTATTCGAGACAAAGATGCATGACTAATCCCCAAAAAAACACAAAGACCACTCATGGTATACGGCTTAATTTGCTGGACAAATTCTTGGCGATACTCCTCACCATTTGCCCCCTTCTTCATTTCCCATCTACGAGACAAGCAACTATCGAAATATGTATTAACAATTTCTATGAATTCTTCTACAGTATCATAAAGACGTTTTTGAATTGCTCTCGAAGTTTTTCTTGTTTCAGTTCCTAAAGGCCAAATAGTCCGCGTCCATCGAACCATAATCCCCTGATAAAAAGATTTTTTCTTTGCACTAAGAAATACAGACTCATAATCATCACCCCAAAAACGGGAAGCACTCAAAAAATTAGAATGAATGCCTAAATGTTCTGCTAACGCACCCAATGTATATCTCTTCACCCACATTAATCTTTGTTTTTTATACGCAACTCCATTTATATCATAATTAAGAATCCACTCACGATTTATACAGGATTCGTAAAATTCTTCAATCTCCATTCGCATATCACCCGCTGTCTTCCACCTGCGATATGATGCAGGAACACTTGCTTTTTTATTCATTTAGAAAACTCTTGTCCATAAGGCTATGATTTTAAATAACATTTACACACAAAAATAGAACTATGGAACCTTGTTTTTGCCCAACAGTTACTTTACAATATTAACATAATTTACAATACAAAGAGACCATATGGATAGAATAAAATTTTTTGATACACCAATAACTACACAATTTATCCCCAAGAAAAAACTAATTCATGACTTTATAAAATCATGGAAAGATGATCATTTTACACATTCATTTATTGAAGAATTCTGCTTTTCCCATACTACTTTAAATGTGAAAAATGTTGTAATTTCAGGGGACATGTACGGAATAATCACACCTGACACAAAAAAATTTTACAACTCCCTCGCAGAATTTATCGGAGTGGTGTTTCTAATTCATAACACACCTTTCAACTGCAACTACACATGTATAGGGACTCCTGACAATATCCTGGCATTCAGATATCTATTCCGCCAAGCCTCTCAGCAAAATTACAAAGACTGGAAAAAATACGACAAAAGCTCCCGAGATTACAGCCTATGGACATGGGAAGAGGACTACTCCTCTTTCATCTACGAAAAATACACACAACTGGACGAAAAGGCCCGGTTGTGCAAACAACACGAATACATCAACATGGCCCCCCAAATCCGCCGATGGTACAGGCAACAGTTGAAAAATAATTAAAATAAATTGACTTTACAAACCTCACAAACTATACTTTGAAGAAATGAGGCAAAATCAAAAACCACAAAGGACATCAATATGAAACTTGAACAATTCCCGCTAGACTACTACTCCAAACCGTTAAAGGTCTCATTCAAGAAACTTCCACGAAAAACAGGATTAGCAGCTGTGTGTGCCAATGAGCCATCAACTATTATCAAAATCAACAAAAACCCCGTAGGGGAAATCCAACCACCCACACGATACCAAAAACACAATAAATGGCAAATAGCTCTCACAATTTTCAATCCTGAATCAAGCACCAATGAAGTAAAATCCTGGCACTGGATTACCTTAAAAAAAATCTTTCCCAATGAACTGAGGGCGCGACTTTACGTAAAAGAAAATATACGCGAAATTGCAAAACGCTATCACCTTTACATCCTGGAACATTGAAAAATTAAAAATATTAAGAATCAGCTGGAGTGCAGATTGCGTGGATAGTTGGGCAGTTCCTTACGAATACACCACAAAAACTCAACTAAATCGCCATGACACCACAATCAAAGACAGGTTAACAAAAAAATGAATGCATTTAAAATAATTATGGACTATTTGAAGAAAAATAAATTAGATGGGCTATTCAACACGGACAACAAATGCGACTGTACAATGGATATGAACGGGGTCATACCATGCAAACAAATTAAAATGGATTGTATTAGTGGTATAAATATACCCGTGTCCAAAAATAGCGTGGACACTTTTCAAATAATTCCAAAAAACAACGCCCTATCCAACTGGCCAGAATGCCCAAAATGCAAAGAATCTAACAATATCCCCGAGCATAAAAAATCAGATATAAATTCATGTGAAAACTGCCGTAACACTGGAAAAATTATCAGATATAAAAAAGATTACGAAACCCTTGGTGATTTATTCTACACACGCTCGTACAATAAATTACTAAGTAAAGCCCAATAATTAAATTGATAAACACCCTGGAGAATACCTATGATTTGTCCAACATGTGGAAACTTATGTGATTCAGTCAAATATGACCATTGGGTATCAACAAAAACTTTCTCAAATGGGAACAAAACCATCAAGACAGAAAAAGCAATTAAAAGTTTATGTTGCCATGGCAAACTCTGCTGGATAGATGACGAAGATATCCCACCCATCTGCGAAAAAATGATCACAGATAAACTCCCCAAAGGCATGGTTATAAAACAAATTATGAAACTTGGGTATCTGGAAATTGATGCAGAAATGGCTGTGGATTCCGCAAAAGTCAATGCGTCTTTTAATTAAAGAGCATCTATGACATACCAAATTTTCTAAAATGCAAGATAAAATACTTTATGGCGTTACTCACCTAAATATAACAGTATTTAATAAGGAATCCACTAAATATGAATGTCCAAATTCTAATAGATAGCACAACAAGAATGCCCACGGTCTGGGTATGTGGAATATGCAAAGCAATGTACACATCAGCATACAAAAAAGGATATGAAAAAGCCGAAAAATGCTGCCAACCAAAAACAACCCCCCAACCAAAATGCAATACATGTGGAAATAAATACATAGAAAGCCCAATACGCACAACAAAAGCCCAATGTTTCCAAGAAGGCATAATCTTCTTCGACACCTATCTGTATAAAGGGGCTTTACTCATCATAGAAGGTGAAGAGAAAGAAGTTAAACACTTAATGAGTGTTAAGGCCCGTCACGCCTATCAAAGCTCAAAATTACTTGTACCTGGAGTAAGTGAATATAAAGACAACAAGAGCAATATCTCCGCTTTACTTGATTTTATATCTTTTTGTGAAAACACAGACAAATAAAATGAAAAATATATACAAAGTTCATTTTGAATTTGGAAAATGCAAGGCGCAAGTCCACGTCAAATCTAAAACCAAGGAAGAAGCCATTGCACGAGCAATTCAATTGCTTACTGAAAAAATAAAAATACGCGTATTCCAACAGAACCCCAGAACAACATGCCATTAGACAATAATTAGGAGGAATAAAATGCCAGATATCACCATGTGTCAGGACGAATTTTGCACTGACAAAAAACACTGTTACCGATACACTGCAACTCCATATAAAAACCACCAATCATGGTCTTCTTCATTTCAAAATAAAGAAAAGAAACCAAGAGAAAAATGTAACCATTTCATGAAAAACACAAACAAAGCCAAGCCCGAAGTACTGCAAAGAGTAGGACTTTCTATGCAAGTATGCGTGCCAAATGACTGGAATTACCAGCACGTTATTGACTTTGCTGAACAAAAAATCCCATGTGATACTAAAAAAGGATGGACGATTAAAAAACAAGACGAAAAAGAAACAAGTCAAAAATGCCTACTCAATAATGGATTTATCCACATCAATCTAAAATCATAAGAGAATAATTTGATGAGCAAAAAAGCATCTAACACCTCACCTCCTAAACCATCATGTAAACCACCCACACCAAAAAGGAAAACAAAAAAATTAAACTCCGATAACATATATAAATATAATATTATTGCATCTTAATGAAAATTATTACAACTAAAAACATACTGTCTTTTCCAAGAGATAAAGATTCCACATGCTCATCAATTTACGGCCTTTGTGAATAATGCAACTAACCAGTGAGTTAAAAAAATATCAAATAGAAGGAATCCGTAAAATTGAACACTTCAATGGCCGGTGTCTTCTTGCCGATGATCCTGGGCTTGGGAAAACCGTTGAGACTATTGCGTGGTGTCACTGGAAAAAAAAGAAGAAAATTTTAATTTTCTGTCCTGCTTTTGCCAAATATAATTGGGAAGATGAGATTATATACTGGATCAAAGACTCATCTATCCAAGTGATTCAAGGATTTTCCCCTGTAAAAATAATAGAAAAGTGGGTGATTTGTAATTACGATGTTCTTTTAGATAAAACAAGAACGGACATAAGGGTTGACCTGTACGAAGAAAATTGGGACGTGTGTTTGATCGACGAATCCCATTATATTTCAAATCCAAATTCCCTCAGAACATTAGCCGTAAAAACTCTAGTGGCTGACATTCCCCATGTGATCCTCATGTCCGCGACCCCTGGGAAAAACAGACCCATTGATTTATTTGTCCCTTTGAACATAATTGACAGTACAATTTTTCCTAGCTTTTACAAATATGGACATAAATTTTGTGACCCAAAACACAAACATGGAAAATGGGAATACAAAGGGGCCACAAATACCAAAGAACTACACAAAATTCTAACCTCCACCTTTATGATACGCCGTACAATAGAGCAAGTTTTCCCACAACTACCAGAACGAATTAGAATCCCTGTTTTGCTTGAAGGTGGAAAAGAGCTAGAAACAACCGATATCAGCCTACACGCTTTTGAGAAAATGAAGCAAAGTGCCGTCAAATCCAAACTCCCAGCTATGATCGAATGGATAAAAAATATGCTCATAACCGAGGATAAGCTAATAATCTTCGGGGAACATAAATTCACAATTGATTCCATTTACAACGCTTTTCCCAATATCTCTGTACGGGTGGACGGTTCGATCTCTTCCGCTAGTAAACGCCAAGAGGCCGTATACCAGTTTCAACGGTGCGACAATTGCGGGGTTAAAAAGGAATTTCATGGAAGGAACAAGGCCGCTTGCAGCGCATATGTACCAGACCTATCCACACGGCTATTTATCGGGTCTAGGGCGGCAAAGGAAAGTGGGACATTGACCGCTGCAAATCACACCGTGTTCACCGAACTTTGGTGGAGTATGAAAGATCACAAACAAGCAGAAGGTCGGGCATTCGGTCGGGCTGGTGATCTCCACGGAACAACAAATTGGTACTTGATCGCAAAAGATACCATTGAGGAGCATATTGCAAAAATAATTTCTTTAAAGAATGAACGCATGTCTATGGTGATTGATGGAAAAGAAGTTTCCAAAAATCTTCTACTTTCTGCCTTAATTAAAAAATACAAAAGAAAACAAAATGGCCAAAAAAACCATGACTACTGAATACCAATTAATAAAAAACATACTTAATTCCGCAAACAATAACAATGAGTCAATATTACGACCAAATATAATTACCAATGAAGACTTCAACAAAACCGATTATGAACAAAGACTCAGCTTTGTCCGAGGATTTAATATAGCACACATCAATATACATTCAAATAATATAGATAAGTGCCATCACCACGCATCTATGGCATACCAATTACCTAATAGTGATTGGTTTGTTTTTGACTGCTCTCAAAAAAATAAAAAATGAAACACAATTTTAAATAGGGGTGAAACCATGAACCAAAAATCATATTTTTTTATAATATTTATGTTGGTTTTTCTTGTACCAATAAATGCAACTGCTAATATAAAAAGTCTAAACTTACAAGCACACGAAACATGCAAAAAAGAGGCAAAAAAAAATTACACACACAAATCTGTAAATAATTGGTATATTATCTACGAATATCAAGATGAAATGAATTATTATTTAAGAACAAACATTGATATTGTTACACACAATATGTTTAACCAATCATCAACAATTGGTCTTGATTGCACAATACCACATGACCTAACATATACACACATAAGCACATATATTAAACCTAAACCATCTCCAGAAGAAAAGACCCCTCAAGTACATCATGGAGAGCAGATAATGCGGGTACAACAGGCAGGGTCCGCATGTCCTTCTTTTAGTCATTGGAAAAAATTCTCAGATAATATGAAAAAAAAGAATTATATGTATAATAAGCCAAAATCATGTTTTGTGGTAAAACGACACACACACGTATCAGGACCAATAAAAACTAAAACATATAACAATAATGATTATGTATATGTACGCATGAGCAATGGGAATAAATATTGGATGGAATCATTAGCTATTGATTTGCCTAGTAAAGATTGATTTGTTTTTGACTGCTTTTGTGGAATTTAAAAATGAAGTACACTTTTCAATGCGGATTTGATTCAACTCATGCCCCCACAATATCAATCACCGCTTTCAATGAAGAAGAAAGCTATATAATCATCTACTTTGTTTTACATGAAAAGAATGGGAAACCATCTATTGAAAGACGAATAATCAACAAAAGCGGTGATCATTTAAAAACAAACAACAACTTCCATAATCCTCTGTTATCTTGGGAATTTCAAATACGAAAGTCCATAATCCAATTTATGCAATTAAAAACACCCGATTCTCAGGAGAAAGACAACATGACGATAATTGCCCATAAAGCAAAACAACTCCTTCACTTATAAATGAAGAAAAATAGGCAAAAAACGAAACAAAAAACAATGATGGTTAGCTCCTTTTATTTTGAGCTAACCATCATTTTTGCTTCTTTTTCAACCCTATAAGAGCGATCCACCATAGCACAGCGATGCAGAGAGGGAAACTATGGCGGTGGTGGTAGATGATTGCCGTATCCAATAACCATAGCACAGCGATGCAGAGAGGGAAACTATGGCTGGAGCAAGAGAAACAAAGAAGTCATCCAAACCATAGCACAGCGATTCAGAGAGGGAAACTATGGCAGTGAAGGCACGTACTGCATTTCCCAGCATACCATAGCACAGCGATGCAGAGAGGGAAACTATGGCCATTCCGTCGACGCTGAAAAGTGTCGACAGACCATAGCACAGCGATGCAGAGAGGGAAACTATGGCACTTCCACTGGGATGCCTTCTGCCACCCATACCATAGCACAGCGATGCAGAGAGGGAAACTATGGCCGAGGGAATGCCTTCCACTAGGTATCAAGGACCATAGCACAGCGATGCAGAGAGGGAAACTATGGCCCAGAAGTATACGCGATACTAGACAAATACACCATAGCACAGCGATACAAAGAGAGAAACTATGGCGAATTATCAAGTCAATTTTGTTAAATTCCTGCAAGACTTCAACATACCATATTCTTTAACTGGAACAAAGCACAACAGAAAAGGGTGGGTCCAAATTGGTTGCCCCTTTTGTGCTTCCAGCATAGGCACTCATCTAGGCATTAAATTACCCGGAATATACGCGACTTGTTGGCGATGCAAGGGCAAGACTATACCCAGTGTCATCCAAACTATTTTATCAATTTCCTGGCCAGAAACTTTTGCCCTTATAGAGCAATACAGTTTTGGGGGAAAAATACGACAAGTAAAAAAGCAAAAATCCAAATTAATTAAGAAAAAAGTCGAGTATCCTATGGGGACAACCAACCTAACCCCCCGTCATGACTCCTACCTAGAATCTCGAAATTTCGACCCAGAATACCTGGAGAAAATTTTTGACCTGAAAGGCACGGGACCAGTTGGAGAGTACAAACACCGTATAATCGCTCCTATCATCCTTCAAGACACTTTAGTGAGCTTTCAAGGACGTGACATAACCAATAGAGACAAACTCAAATACAAAGCCTGTGAGAATGTCGAGGAAGCCTATCCACATAAACATACACTTTATGGAGCAAATTTAGCCAAAAGTGAACGAGTTGTTATAGTTGAAGGTATAACAGATGTTTGGCGTTTAGGTCCGGGTGCTGTAGGAACATTTGGAACGTCATACACAATCGCCCAAGTCCATATGATAAAAAAGAACTGGAAACAAGCATTTATCTTGTTTGACCCGGAACCTGCTGCCCATAAATCCGCCCATAATCTAGGTGCGTCCCTAGCCAACACTGGAATGAGTGTTGAAATTCTGTACTTAGATAATTGTGACCCCGGAGACATGGATAATGATGATTCAATTTCCCTCATGAAAGACCTCAGAATTTTCTAATCACGACTAAAAATACCCCTCTAGCTGTGCCACTTAAAACGGAGAAAATCTCCGTTTTAAGTGTAAAGTGAAAAGACTAGAAAAAGCCTTAATTAAGAAGAGCGATTGACTGCTTAACTTGTTGTTTTATAATAAATAAAAATTATAATTAATGCGGTTAAAACACAAAGTTATATTAATTTATGTCCAGGGGGCAATATTGCCCTCTGCGATTTTTAAATATAACTTTTAAAAGCAGAAAAAATCTTGGTTTAAAAGGCGCAATTAACTTTTTAATTTACCTCAACTTGTTGTTTTATAATAAATAAAAATTATAATTAATACGGTTAAAACACAAAGTTATATTAATTTATGTCCAGGGGGCAATATTGCCCTCTGCGATTTTTAAATATAACTTTTAAACTGCAAATTTTGTTTTTAATTAAGTTTAATAATTTAGATGTATATCAACAAGTTACGGGCAAAATTTTCCAGTGTTATAGTAACTAGGCGATTATTCTATTCTTTTAAAAGAATTAAAGGAAAAAGACTCTAAATCTCATTCTAGCACATTTT